CCAAACCATCTATTTGAGATGGTATTATTGGTGTTAATGATTCTTCTACTAATTTTTTTTTTCTTCATCTGTTGTTTCAGATAAAGACTCAACTGATGTTTCAGGAATGATTTCAGTAACGACTTCTTCTACAATTGGTTCATCAACTATCGGAATGATTATCGGAGTTTCTTCAACCACAATATCGGGAGTGATTACCGGTTCTTCAACTACAGAAGGTGTTGGTGTCGTTTCAGTAATAACTTCTTCATCTTCAACTAAATCAAATTTTCTTTCCCATTCGTCTAAAAACATTTCTCTCACTTCATCGTCACCCAACGCAGGAACAAATTCTGTAACCGGCTCATTAATAGGTTGTGGTTCGTTGATTATTTGAGTTTCCTCTGGTTTAACCAAGTCGATAATTGGTGAATTTTCATCCATTGGTCTAAGATTATGTGGTAAAATTTCTTCCCATTTTTCAACAATTGGTTCATCAATTTTTTGTTCCACAATTTCTTCAGGTGTTGCAAATGGTTCAGGAACAAAACCATCAAAATCTTCATCTAATTTTTTTTCGTATTCCTCAACCGCTTTCACTAATTCCTCATTTGGTTTAGGTGGGTTTGATAAAATCTCTTCTAATACGGATAAATCATCTTCTGATAACCTAACTCTAGAAACTTCACCAACTATATCTTTAGCTTCAATAACTGGTGTATTTGGTTCAATAGGGGTATTAGTTTCATTCTTAGAGTTTTGTGTAAATTTAACCAACATATGTAAGAAAGAAAGTGAGATTATTGGTAACATACCGCCTGCAAAAAATGCCAAAAATCTTTTATGACCAACAAAATCATTTGGGTCAACCCCCATAAATTCAACCAATGGTGATGTTAACTCAACCCATGATTTAAATGACTCACCATTTATGTCAATATATGAATAAGCAAAGAAAATGTTACCTATAAATTGCACCAATGTTACAATACCGAAAGGGAAATATACTTTCTTTCCCATATCGGCAGATATTGCTGCCAATGCGGATAACGCTGCAATTTCAATACCAACCGATAAGTATACCGCCCATGTTACCGGATTAGAAATACCATACCATTTAGTAACGTGTGAAATAGATACAATTGCTACGGTTATAATCGGTATTAAAAACGCCGATATAATTACTGTCTTAAAATTTTTACTAAACCAATTCTTCATTTATTTAATTGTGTTTTCCAATTTAATTATTTCATTATCAATCTCAGTTTGTCTGTTTACATCTAAAATTTTTCTATCTGTTGCTTGAATCATTCTTTTTTCAGACTTTAGTCCTTCGATTTTAAGTTTAACATCTAGTTCATTTTTAGTGTAAGTGGAATCTTTAATTGATTCAATTTCTTTTCTCATTTTTGAGAGTTCTCTTCCATCACCGCAACCTTTTAATAAACCTAAAAGTGCAATTACTAATACAATAACGGTGAAATTGTTTTGAATGAATTTTTTCATAATTTTTTTTATTTTATAAATAGTTTAATAATCCGTAACTATCATTACGTAGTTTCTTTAATGCCTTATCCCTCAATTGTCTTATACGTTCTTTTGTACAACCAAACTCTTCTCCCAAATCCTCTAAATTCATTTCAACCCCATTTAGTCCATAAGATTTTTCAATTATTACTTTCTCCCTATCATCTAATATGGATAACAAAATTGATACTCTTTTTTTAACTTCATCTAATGTGTCTAACACTTTTTCAGGATTTTCTGAGTCGTGATTTACAATCGTATCGATTAATAAATCCCCATCCTCGTTTATTTCTTGGAAAAGGTTTATACAGTACGGTAAAATGATTTCTGAACCACTATCATCTTGGTGAATAAAAAATTGGTCATCAAATACTTGGTTACTTTTTCTTTTTTTCTGGTTTTCCTGAATGATATTAGATGGTAGTCTAATCGTTCTCGCGTTTTCATTTAAGGAAGCCATAATGGATTGTTTAATCCACCAAACCGCATAAGAAATAAATTTAAAACCACTATTTGGATTGAATCTTTCCGCCGCTCTCATTAATCCAATGTTTCCTTCGGATATGATATCAATTAAATCCATACCACTATTTTGGTAAGACTTAGCAATTGTAATTACAAAACGTAGGTTACCAAGAACTAACTCATTATGGAGTGCTTGTTTTTCCGATTTTGTTATATCACTTTTAGATAACAACTTGAAAATTTCATCTTGTCTTTCATGTGATATTACTTTTATTTTACGTATGTCTTTTATATAATTTTGAATTTCTTCTGTGTTGAATAGGATTGTTTTACTCATGAAAATGTAGTTTGTTGGTTGGTGTAAAAATAAACAAATAAATTTAGTTTTTAAAGCTATCTAAAAACTTTTTTTCCTCAGATGATAAACTATCAACCCCAAATTCGTCTATTTTTTCTAAAATAGTATCTAAATCCATGGTTTTGAATGATGTATCCTCTTGTTTTTTATCGTATTCTAACCTTAAAGACGTGTGTTCATCTTTAGGTTTAAACATAAATTCTTTCATCTGCACAGGAAGGTTGGCACTATAGATGTTGGTTCTATCGAATAAAAAGTAAAATTTTACAGTTTCTTTTGATAAAATACTATGTAATTCCTCAGATAACTCCTTTCTAGGTGAATCTGATTCAAATATTATTATAACATTTTTTGGGTTATCTTCTATTACAAATCTTACCTTTTTAATCATTGGACTGTATCCAAGTATCTCAGTAGTAAAAAAATCCACATATTCGTGGTCTTCAAAATTTGAATATAAAAATAAAAGATATGTTTTCATTAATTCTTCTTTATTGTTCTCCATTGTATACCAATAACAAAATATATCATTTTTTAATGAACTATCAATAGTGTACCCAAAACTAAAACCGCAACACCGGAAAGTATCGATGTAAACTTGTTTTTAACTTTCTCTTTCTTTAATTGAAACTCAAGTTTTTTTGAGTAGTCTTCCATAACGGTATACTTCTTATCTTGAGCATCAATTATACTAATATAATTCTTCTCTTTGGTAACCATTGTGGAAATGACACTATCTTTAAGTGATACCTTTTCTTCTGTCTTTACAAGTTGTTCGTTCACTAATTTTAATTCAGCCATAGCCGAATCACCTTTTAGTAAATCCTTAGCAATTTGTTTTGCGACATGAACCGGAAAACATTTTACCTTTTCCTTATTATTTGTATCTGTCTGAGAAAAAGCTGTCAAGCTCAGGCTCAGTATAGTTGTCAACACGATTAATCTTTTCATGATATTCTTTTTTAACTGTTGTTTTTTTCTTTTTTATGTCTTCAATTTGTTTGTCGACCTGTTCAATCTCCTTATTGAGACTCATAATGGTACTATCCAACTTTAAATTCTCGTTATGGAGACCTTGGATAACAACATTTAGTGAATCAATCTTAGCCCTTTCTTTATTGGACATTGTAACTGATGGTGTGATAATAAAAATCACCCAATAAAACAGAAACAACCCCAGAATTACAAATAATAACGTTTTATAATTCTTAATAAAAAAAGAACCTACTTTGTTTAAATTCTTGTCCATAATTGTGCTTTAATAATAAATACCAAGCCCAATTATTTTACTTCTTCTTGGTGATAATTTCATCAATGATTCCGTATTCTAGAGCTTCTTGTGAAGATAACCATAAATCTCTTGATGCGTCATTCATTACCGTTTCAGCGGATTTACCACAATAAGAACCAAGTAATTCAAACAATGTCTTGTTTAACTTATCCCATTCAACCATATTAATTTTAGCATCTTGGATGTTACCCTCAAATCCTCCCGATGATTGGTGTAACATGGTTCTTGAGAACCTCAATGAACTTCTTTTACCCTTTGTACCTGCTCCAAGTAAAATAGACCCCATAGAAGCTGCCATACCTGTATTGATGGTTCTGATATCCGAGTTAATGTAATCCATAACATCCACCATGGATAAACCAGATTTCACAGAACCTCCCGGACTATCAATATGTATTGTTATATCATTATTGTCAATACTATCCAAGAACATTAATTGTGCTTGTACAATAGTGGACATGTTGTCGTTAACAACACCAGCAACCCATATAATACGTTCCATCATTAAACGTGAAAACACATCCATTACGGTGACATTCATTGACCTTTCCTCAAGGATGTATGGTGTTAAACTATCCTCTACCTGTTTGTTGAAATGATGTAAGTTCATTCCACTAATACCTTTGTCCTTTGCGAACAAACCGAATTCTTTATAAATTTTTGGTGTCATATTTTTTTATTTTTACAAAAGTAATGATTTTTTTTTTAATTAAGAAATTTTGGGAGTAATAAAATCTATTGAACTTACATTTTCCTCTTTTTTAACCATAACCAAGTTGTCTGACCAATTTCTTATCAACGAATTGTGGGAGATGACAAAAATATGGTCAAAATAGTCTTTAATTTTCTTAAAAAACTCCCCGACCATCTCTAAGTTTTCATCGGCAATCTTACCAAACACCTCATCCATAACAACAATATTTGGTTTAGGTAAAGATGATATTTTTGTTAATACACTTCTAAGTGCCAAAGACGAAATTGTACGTTCATATCCCGAACCTGAATTTAATGGTTTCACTACCCTGGTTTCAGTATCAATCATAACAAATTCAACCTCATTTTTGTCATTAATATTTAACTCCAATATGAAATGACAACTATCAACTAATAATCGATATAATTCTTGATTAATTAATGGTATCATATTTTTAAGAATAACTTTTGAAATACCGTTCTTACCAAACACACTTAAATAAACTTTGAAAATTGATTGTGTCACATTTTCTTTTTTGATTTTATCGGATAATTCCTCATTTACTTTAATCTTATCACCCAATGTAATAATGGTTGCCTTTAATTTTTCAATACTACTATTAAATTGACGAATATCTGCGTTTGCGGTATCAATTTGGGTTTTTAATCCAATTAACTCACCATCAATTTTTTGATTTTCATCTAATTTCTGTTTGTTACGGTCATAGTTGTCAAGTTTGAGTTGTAACCTATCAATATCCATTTGTTTTTGGTCGGATTCAAGTTCATACCTTGTCTTCTTTAATTTGTTTCTTTCATACTCATCGTATTCTTTCTTCAAATCGGATAGAACTTTTTCTTTATCGGTTAGTTCATCATATTTTTTTCTATTTTCTGTTTGGATTCCATTAGTACTTTCAATCAATTGTTTTATTTTATTGATTTCATCAGTATGGTCAACATCTTCCAATGCTCGATTACAAGTTGGACATATTTGTCCTTCTTCTAATTGTTTAACTAACAATTCATTTCTTTTAATCACATCCGCATTAACCCTACCTTCAACAATTAAAACATTCATCTCATCTTTTACTAATTGATGGTCTTCCTCTAAATAAAATTTAGATGGTTCTTTTACATTGGTTGAATTCGCCTCCAATATCGCCTTTTGTTTAGCGACATCAAGTGTTCCAATATCTTTTTTAATTTGGTCTGGATTTGTTCTAATTAACTCTTGGTCAATATCGTTATTTCTTTTTAACTGAACTTCATCTTTGCGAGATTCAAGTTTTTTTAATCTTTTTTCAGTAGATACTAATTCACCCGATAGACGTTTTATTTCGTCATTATTATTATCAATACTTTCTTTGAATAAGGTTATTTCACTCTCCAAGTCAACAAGATTGTGACTATTTGAAACCAATTTTTTACTCCATTCACTTTGTATGGTCTTACAGATATCTTCCTTATCTTTTAATGTTTCTAATCCTAAAAATTTAGTCAGTATTTGTCCTCTCGCAGTTGGTTTAGATTCAATTAACTCCTCTAAATTATATCCTGTGGTTAATATGGTTGATAAGAAATCTTCTTCATCACCGATTGCCATTACTATAAATTCTTCGGTTTCTCTTCTTTGTTCTCCGGTTAAATTTTCAATCGTACCATCAGAATTTACTTTAGAAAAATCAAGTTTATTAGTAATGGTATAATCACCACTTTTACTTTTCTTACGGTTACTTGTTCTTTCAATTATGAAATCATCCCCGTCAATGTTAATATAACCTTTAACCCTAACTTCATCAACATCCGTGAATCGGTTAAAGACTTCAGAATTAGTTTTGGTTTTGGTTGTTTTGTTGAAAAATAAAAACATTAACAAATCAACAGTTGCGGTTGATTTACCCCCAAAATTTTTAGGTGTTGATTCAACAACTGTGATACCAGGTAAATCGGTAAAGTCAATCATATTGTCATTTCCATAAGAAAGGAAATTTGAGAACTCAACCTTTTTAATGTTCCATTTACTATATTTTATTTTACCACCATTTTGTTTGGTTAGTTGTTCGTTTACCCTATTATCCAATCGGTCAATAAGGTCAACATCAATAGTAATTTTGTTTTCTTTAATGAAGTCTTTCATTAACATTTTTTGATATTCATAATCTGAAATACTTTCAGAAATATCCAACGATGCTAATTTAGTATCTTCATCATTTGTAATAACTTTCGTTATTATTTGTACGTATTTGGTGTTGTATTTTTTTTGGAAGTAGGATTTAATTCTACTTATTTTTTCTGGTGTGAAATTTTCGTGTGTATCTTGCCAGGTTACTTTTATATAAGGATTTTTATAAATCATCTTTTGTTTTTATTTTTTGTAGTTCCCAAATATCGTCAATTAAATTGTATGTTTCAACATTTTTTTCTTCAAATGACATCCATTTTTCAATTTCATTACTGTTGTTTGGTTTGAACTCTGTAAATAATATTTTTGTTTCGTCTTTGATTGTGTTGGGTCTAATTAAAATAACCTGTGTGAAATCTTTATTTGTCCTAATAAATAAATGTTCATAATCATTTGGGGTTCTTTCATCATTAACATTACTATACCAGTATTTTAATTTTCGTATCGGTATGTTTATTGTTCTTGATTCCAATCCGCTTATTAGTGAATAATCGCTATCCCAAAAATTACCTGTCCAACCTCCTCTTTCCAACTCCACTCCGTGTGAATAATCGTCTGGATTTATTAAGTCAATTGCTTTACAATTTGGGTGTGATTCAAATAGAAGATTGAAGACATCCTTTGTAAATTTTATTCCGAACTCTCTAACTTTACTGTCGTCATAATTATTTTTTTTAAAACCCATTAAATTTCATTTTTTACACTATCACCCATTGGGTGAGTTTATTATTGTCCGAATCTATTCTCTTCGAAGAATTCGACAATTCCGTTTATTGCCCATACAACACCAGCAGTAAAGACACCATCAAAGAAAATTGATGGTAACCATCCGATATTGAATAGTTGTGATGTTAGTCCACCAATAGTGATTGAGAAAAAGAACCCAACCCACGTTGATGTACATAACATACATTTTATTAATCCAGATAAAAAATTACCAAGACCTTGGTAAGGGTTCATAGGATTTTCGCCCCATCGGTGAATAAAATTTCTGAAACCTTCGAAAATTGAGCCATATACTATAATGGTACTCATTCCATACGCGGCTAATGCCCAAAATATAATCTTTTCCATAATTCTAAATTATACAAAAAAAAATCCATTAAACAAAATTATTCATCATATAATGATGACATATTACTATCTTTCATTAGTTTACCCTTACGGCCAAAACTTTCAAGTGATGATGTAATTTTATCTAAATCTTCTTTTAGTTTTTTATTTTCTTCGGTTAATCTATTAATTTCGTCAGTATTAATGACTTCAACTATCTTATCAACTGTAACTTCCTTTATAACTTCTTTAGTTACGATTTGAGTATCTCCTTTTATTTCAATCGGTACTTCTTTTATAACCTCAACCGGAACTTCCTTTATTACTTCCTTTATTACTTCGATTGGTTTTTCAACTATTCTATCGATAAACTTCTCAACGATTACTTCCTTTATTACTTCCTTTTCGATAATGGTATTTTGACCTCTTAATCCATTTGGTATTTCACCATATTTTACTATTGTAAATCCTTTCTGAAATATTTCTTTTGCTAATTTTTCAGGGTCAGTAATATTGTTAATCTCACAATATTTTAAAAATTCATTATCTAATGTTAAGAAGGATTTCTGCATTGTTTTCTATATCGGAAATGTCTGTTATTGAAAAATTTAAAAACGGTTGTTCATTATCAATGTCATGTGTTGTGTATTCTTCAGATTCAACGTCATAAATTCCATAACCATGAAAGTTCACCGTTTCACCAAAGTTCTGTTGTATTAACGAACCAATCATAAATGCTCGACCACCACTTGGTAAATCGAACATTTGTCTTTTATGTATATCTCCACATAGTACAATATCTAAATTTACGAAGTTTAATGGTGAATATGCATTATCAAATTCAAAACCTAAGTCGGTAGAAAGTCCTTGAATTGGTCCGTGAAACAAACCAACATATAAACTATCGTCTTCTTTTACAAAATCAGGTCTTTGATTGTGTTGATATAACGAATATACGACCCATTTAACGTTGTTATCATCGTAGACACCACTATCTCTATAATAAGTGATATTTGGGTCGTTTAATAACTCCACAACGGGTGTTATACTATCAACTCTTGAATGGTTGTTCTCCAAAAAGTCGTGATTACCGGGAATTATGATTAATTTACCTATTTTATCTACAATTTGTTTAAAAAACCATGAAGTTAATAACATTTGTTCGTTAGATACATTAATTTTTTGATGAGCAATGTCACCAGCAATTACCACTCTAATTTCATCATAGTCATAACCCTCAACTTGTTTCTTAACGTCCTCTAAAAGTAGTTTAAACTGTTTTTTGTACATATCATGTAACTGAAATGTTCTGATATGTAAATCAGCAATGTGAATTATTTTTTTTATCATTTTAAATATTGTTTTATATCCATTTGAATAACACCTTGACTTATTTCTGACGGTACTTTATACTCATCAAATGTGCCATCTTCTTTTAAGTGAGTTACAACACACCCTAATAGTTTTAAATCTTGAAATTTTGTATTTTGTAACATCTTTATCAGTAATTTTGCGTACAATGGTAATTGCACATAATAATGTGTTAATGCTGTGTCATGATAGTTTTCAAAAGGGTGTAACATCCAACCTGTATATGGTTGAACTAAGAAATTTTTTGGTTGATTTGTTTTCCAGTCGGTCACAACAATACCAAAATTGTCTTTTGTTTTATTTAACATTAACCATATTTTATCCGGTTGACCTGTATATCCTAATTCGGGGTCACCTAATACTATTTCAGTATCCAATAACACTGCACCTCTTGAAATCATTAGGTTAATAAACTCTTTACCAGCAGAAATCATTCTGTCACTCTTATCAATTTGAACAGTATCACATTCAAATATGGGTCTCCTAATCTCTTTGTAGTTGTTATATCTACCAATCAAATCAAACTCCAATTCATAATGTACTCTACTACCTAAATTGGTTGAGTAGTCTCCCGCTTTCTTCCATTTTTCTAATAGAATGTTAGCCTCATATTCATCACCATCACTCATTTGTAACGCCTTTGTATCTGCATCAAATGGGATGTAAAACTTTTTTAAAACTTTAGATACCGAAGGAAAATTTGACCTAATTTTTCCATTTATATCTTTCATATAGTAAATGTGGTCTTCCTCAATAAAGGTCAACTCTAACTCTTTTCTTTTTTCTTCAAGAGTGTTTCTTATTTCTTCTGCTATTTTATGTAAATCCATTAGTCTAATTTAAATTCTTTATAATCTTGTAAATTGCCCTGTAAATCGGCAATGTCTTTATCTTTTGGTAATTTAACAATATTAATTTTACCCATTAATTTACCACAATTCATTTTATGGTATAGTTTCTCAGCATCACTCCATGCATCTCCATCCAAAACAATTGTAACCTCGTTTCCGTTTTCATATATTTTATTGTAGAGTAACTCACTTATGTATTTACCTAACATTGGTATAGCGTTATCTAAAAATATTGAATCAAACGCACCTTCAACAAGATATATTTTTTTAGTCCAATCAATCAGACTTTCGTTAAAGATAATCAATTCCTTTTGAACATCTGGATTCTTATATTTCATTTTTGTTTTTGACAAATATGAACGAGCAATAAAATAATTAATCTTTCTTTGTTCGTTGTATGATGGAATTATAATTCTATTTTCATAGTTTCCACCGTAACAAAAACCAATATTGAATTTTCTAATTATCTTATCATCTATGTTTCTTTTTTTGAGATAAGTCATCGCTTGTTTGTAATGATGTGATAATTTCATACCTAAACTCACATCATTCAATGGTACAAATTCAACAGGTAATTTAACTTCCTTTTTGATTGGTTGTATAAACTCAACGTCTTCTGGTTTTAGTAACTCATATCTTTTAAGGTGTTTTTGGTTTCCGTGTTTCTTAATTAATTTATAAATTGACCCATGAGTATTATCAGTTTCGGCACATGACCAACATTTATAAACACCTCTTCTATAGTTTACTTCTAAGTTACCTTTACCATCACCGTCATCTAAACCCTTGATTTCATAAGAACAAACGGGACAATCAAAAGATATCTGACCTTTATATTCATTATGCATCCTATACTCACCTAGAATATCTTCTAGAATATCTATAATTGGAGCATATTCCGTTACAACTGATGACATATAATAGAAAGTATAAACAAAAAAAATTGAAATAAAAAATTTGTAAATAAAAAAAGACGGAAGCGTACACCAACAACTTCCGTCTTATACCATTGTACATTGTGCTACAATGATACGATATATGTTTTTGAATATATAAAGTATAAGTAAAAAAATTTAAATTACCAAATTAATTTAATAATTTAATATAACATTTGACACACTCATGTTTAATGTAACGTCCGCCAATTCGTCAGAACTATAATCTAAATCACCAAAATCAGCTGAACTAATTGCTCCCCATATTGACCAATCTGAAATTATATCTCCAACAGGTCCTAACATTTGAAGTTTGATGACCATCGGACTATAAAGTATTTCTGTACCTATAAGTTCATAAATTGTTTGTGACATAGATGGACTTATGGGGTCATGTAGTGTAAACTGTATGTCATCCCATCGAACCAAACCATCATTAAATGTTGCTGTTGGTCTTGATGCCATTCTAACTAAATAAGGTGATATATTGAAAACTTCGGGAAAAATTACCAAGAATCTATTTTGTCTCATCGGTTCAAATGCTGGAATAAATATCCCATTTTGATGTGAGTTATTGTCAGTTATTCGACTCGGTTTATCATCATAACCTCTTAATAATTTAAAATTAGACATGTTAATCTTTTAAACCGTTTTTTTGCATATTAACATAACCAATAACTGCAGTAGCCGCGTCACTCATGTCATAGTTTTCTTTTTTAAGTTGTCCGGTTTTACCGTATAACCATTCTACTTCAGGACAAACCGAATTTACGTTTTCCCAAATAATATGTTTTTTATCAATGTCTTTTGGTAATCCACCAAATAAAACATTTTTACCTTTATCATTTTGTCCAACTAAACTTGGGAACGCAAATTTTCTCGCGTTGTAAGTTGAGATAAATGTAGGTACAATACCTAACATATCATAACAACATTTTAAAATCATTGTGTTGTATCTCAACAACGTTCCAACTGTATAAATGTTGTTTGAATTTAACAAAGGTTCTTCGATAACTATTTTAGTTATCCCCACATCTTTATAATTCTCTAAGTGTTTTTTAAAAGCGTCAGCCTTTTTTAACATCTCTTCAATTTTATCTTCTGGTTGTGGTTTAATCTTGGGTGAAAAATGTGTTAATTCTAATAATTTAGAAGAATTAATATCAAATAGCGCCCACCCGGTGGTCTTAGTTGAAATGTCTAATCCCAAAATTTTGGGAGCATTCTTTAGTTTTATACTCATATAAGAATATATACGGGATATTTTTAAAAAAGTAAAGTCTTAGAAATCTATCTTAACCGCAAAAACCTGAGTACCACTTCTTTTTATTGGATTAGAAACTTTACCAATAACAAGAACTTCCTTATTTTCGTTTAATAACGCAACTTCGGTAATTCTTTTCATTTGTCCCGTGGTATATGTTGGGTTCTGTGTTGTTAAAAACTGAGATGATGGTAAGTTAACCATAAAATTCATTTTTTCAATGTCAGTTGCCCTTACTAATCTAACACTTCCCGGAAATGGTTGTTCGTCACCAAATTGAGGTAAATTCGTATTGTTTTCATCGGGTACATTTCCCAAGAATTCCTCAATATCATAAAATGATGCATTATCATATAAATCAAAATCCACTATAAATGAAACATCAACTAAACTATTTGGGTCAATCAAATTACCAATCTTTGTTGTCCCTGATGTCATATCAACCATTTTCCAATCGTTTGGTGTAGGTAGTTCACCTAAATTTGTTTTTTGTATTAATATGTAAAATTTACTAGCGATGAAACCATTAGTCGCATCACATGGTTGATTTGATGACATCATGTTTGAGAAGAAATCACCCGTAAATTTAACATATAAATTTGACGGTATTTGATAAAAAGTACTTCCACTAGTTGCATTAAATTTACTATAATAGTTACAAGGTAAACCATTTAATGATGTGTCTCCACTATATGTGAACATATATGTTACCCATGTTGTTTCCTCCACATTACCCTGAAAAAAAGAATTTACAGATGCGGTGTCACTTGGTATGTAACTAATTTTTGGTGCTGGTAACGTGTATTTTCTATTTGATTTATAATCAAGAATAGCAACTAATTCTTGGTCATCAAAAACTACAATTTTATTATTTACAAATACTTTTCCAACTTTATTATTATTTTCATCCAATAAATAACGGAACTTTAATCGTTGGTTTGGATTTATTTTTGAATCAACATAGTAATCAGTTGTATCCATAGTGAATAATGCACCAATAGTACTACCACTATTTCTATGGTATTGTATAAATGGAATGTATACTTCAAAATATTCTAAATCAGTAATTGTACCTACAATATCATTTTCCAATAATGCGTCAGATTCAACATTGTTTGTTGAAATATAATCGTCATATTTAAAAAACCTTTCTGGGTCATTTTTTAAATCCCCTAATTCTGAATAATGAATAATTGCAACACATCTTTGTTCTTCGGGTAACACATTAATTTGTTCATTATATGAATTATAATATGAAGTTGGGTAAGTTAATGTTCCCCCTGTAAAATTGTTAAATGTTTGTCCACTTGATGTAGTGTAACCTAAAAATTGTTTTGTTGAAACATGTTTATTTGATGTGAATCCAGATAGACTCTCATCGGCACCCGTACCAAAAAATGAAGTAGAATCGAATCCAATTGGTTTGTCACCCCAAACAACTTCCATTTTCCATGGATTTAATTGTTGTGATGGGTCAATCTCGGCAGGTCTACAACTTGGATTAAATTCAACACTTACCGGAAATTCATTTTCGCATGAATTACAAATAACTTGAGCATTACCTGTACATCCTGTTAATTTAGGTGTTGGTCTATCAACAGTAAGTGTGTTACCACTAACAGATAAAACTTTATAAACTAAACTTGATGATTGTCCTGTAATAACTGGATAATTAGGGTCAGTTCCACAAAATTGACTGAAAACTAATGTAATGTATTCACAATTATTAAAACTACTACCTGTTGGTACTATAATAGAAGATGAACCATTAATACTTGAAATAGAAACACTTTGTGTGGTACATTCAACGGACGTACCGGTACAATCCGTTGGGTCGTATTCTTTATAATTACTAACAAACCCCGCAGGACCCATTACATTTCTTATAGTATCGGTTGTTGACATTTGAATAGGAACACCGTATACTGTAGATGTTGCTGAGTTGTCAATTTTATATGGGTATTTTATTCCACCTTCTTTATCCATTGGTGAAAATACCGATTGATAAGGTATCAAACCTAATCCCGTGAAATTATCAAATGGTACAGTATAATCAAATTCGGAATCCCCAATTTGAAAATATGATATGTTAAAATTACCCTTTGAGATATTGTTTCTTCCCTTTTGGGTTATTCTCACAGATAGGAATTCTGAATTATTTTTACTTAAAAAGCTCATTTTAGTTATTTATTTTTTTCATTTTATTTTATAATTCACAACAAATTTCTCTCACCCCAAAATTAGTTATATTTGAGTTTGCAATATAAATTGTATTTGTTGATTGGTAGAATAATATACCAACAGGACTATTTAATCCACTAAATGTTAATGTTTTATCCAACAATCCTGTGGATGCATCAATCACATATGTTATACCACTATTTAGGTTATTAATATATAATTTTCCGTTTGTTGTATTATAAACACCTTTACATGTTGTTGAGAAACTAAATCCATATGTCCAAGATGTTGTTACAATATTGGTTGAGCAATTAATCACCGATATTCCAGAACTATGAACTGCATATATTAAATTACTTGTTGAATTATATACCGTTGCGTATGGCGTTCCGGGGATTGTTATAATATTTGTTACGGTGTCGGTTATACAATCTAACACCGTAACTGTTGTTCCGGTTCCAGGTCCATAAATTGAATTGTTTGTTGTATTTAAATTATGACCATATTTTTTATCACTAAAAGGTAGATTGTTTAATGTTGTGACTAAAGTATCAGATGGACCGCTAACTACGTTATACTGTGCGGTACTACCTGTAAAACTAAATCCATACACTTTACCATTAGTTGCTGAGTATAAAATATTACCACCAAGATTATTAACATTCGGTATCGATAATGTTGTTGTTGTTATTGTTGGTGTGAAAGTAGTTATCATTAACCCACCCGTACCGTTCCATGTGTAAATTTTATCATCGGTACTATTATATCCAATATAACCAAATGCTGTTGATGGTAGGGTATTTATTACAGTTGTTGAGGTAGTATTAGGTATTAGACTGGTTAATGAGGTACTATTTAGATTAACGAAATATATGTTACCATCAGTTGGTCTATATACCATGTCGGTAGGTCTTGTAAAATTACTTGTTAAAGTTCTTATTAACGTATCGTCACATGGTAATGTTGGTGTTGGTGTTAGCGTTGGTGTAAGAGTTCTTGTAGGTGTAATAGTGTTTGTTGGTGTTAGCGTTGGTGTAAGAGTTCTTGTAGGTGTAATAGTGTTTGTTGGTGTTGGGGTTGGGGTTAATGAAGTGACTGGTGTTCCACAACAATCATCTAAATTAACTCTATAAATGTTTTGACAACATCCAATACAATCTAATTTTACATAAATTTCAAGTAAATTAGCGTCAATACCTGTTAAGTTACAAGTACTTCCCGATGGTAATGAAACACAATATGTAGAACCTGTAACTGTAGATTCGGTTAATCCTGTATAAACAGTACAATCACTATAAATTGAATTTGATGTTATATTAATTATTACACCTTTAGGTGTTACGGTATCTCTAACACACGGTGCTCCGGGTGATGATGTAACTGACGGTGTTATTGTTGGTGTTATTGTTGGTGTTGGCGTTAAAGTGTTTGTTGGTGTTGGTGAACCTCCCGGTGTTTGGGTATTTGTTGGTGTTTGGGTATTTGTTGGTGTTATCGTTATAGTTGGCGTGAGAGTATTGGTAGGTGTTGGGGTAATTGTATTTGTTGGTGTTACAGTTGGAGTTAATGTATTAGTTGGTGTTACCGTTGGGGTTGGAGTTGGGTCCACACATGTTCCCTCTCCAAGTATTTCAATTGAGACTCCTAATTCAACTAAATTATTTGTAAATCCTGATGTTGCGGGCAATAAACAAACACACTCTAAAATCATGGCACTATTACCCAAAATGGAAACATCATAGCTAACAGTTCCATCACATTTTACCCAATCAAATTGATATTCATTAGGTGTGGTGTTAGTTAAAGTATAATCGTTACAAGGTGAGCAACCTATATTATTACACAATAAAGGCTCTTCTATAATTAAGTCTAATGTTGCATTTTGTACAGGTGGAATATCATCAACTGTACATGTCCAACAACCACTATTAGTTCCCCCACTATATGTTTGTCCAATAATACCAGGTACATCGTTTAATACATAATAATCACCACAACAACTTTTAAATTTATATGATTGTGTTGTAGTCGGTGTTATTGATGGAGTAACTGTAGGGGTTAAAGTATTTGTTGGTGATGGTGAACCTCCCGGTGTTTGAGTATTGGTAGGGGTAAGAGTATTAGTTGGTGTGATTGTATTGGTAGGTGATGGTGAACCTCCTGGTGTTTGAGTATTGGTGGGGGTTAGGGTATTTGTTGGTGTTAACGTATTTGTGGGAGTCAGAGTAACTGTAGGTGTAAGTGATGGTGTAAGTGATGGTGAACCTCCCGGTGTTTGAGTATTGGTAGGGGTTTGAGTGTTAGTCGGTGTTAAGGTATTTGTTGGAGTTAGAGTATTAGTTGGTGTGATTGTATTTGTGGGAGTTAAGGTATTAGTAGGTGTTAATGTGTTAGTTGGTGTTTCAGTTGGTGTGGGTGTGGGGGTTGGGCAGGGATTTTCAAGTAAACAAGCATTACAATCTGGAAAAAATAACCCGAGTGTTTTGGTAGGATAAATTGGATTATACGGTAACGCACCACTATTAACACTATAACATTTACCATCAATAATATATGTGTCAGGAAGATTTAAAATCGTCCCCATAATATTAAAATACACATCTTCTTCACCTCCACAACAATTTGTAAATGCATATAAATAAATTGGTGTTGATGGAGTAACTGTTGGTGTAATTGTATTGGTTGGAGTAATTGTAGGTGTTAAGGTGTTTGTTGGTGTGAGAGTATTGGTCGGTGTTGGTGATGGTAGGTCATTAAATGTGGGTGTAACAGTTCTAGTTGGAGTTATTGTATTTGTGGGTGTAACAGTTTTAGTAGGTGTAACCGTTGGAGTGATGGTATTGGTTGGAGTTAAAGTATTTGTGGGTGTAACAGTTTTAGTTGGTGTTATTGTATTTGTTGGAGTTATTGTATTCGTGGGTGTTAGAGTGTTTGTTGGTGTGACTGTCGGTGTAGGTGCAATAAGACATTGTTCATCATTTGTACATGGTGAAGATGTGGTAACCCATAATTGTGATGTATTATATTGATTATCATATGCAAAATAAAATGGATAACCGATTGGTGCAACACCTAAACATTTACCAAAAACACCCGCAGTTGCTGTTGACCCAGTTATTTGTGTTGATAATGTACCACATGGTGTATATTCATAAAACACCTTACCATTTAGTGACGTATCGGTATTACCAATAGCATTTTCTAAATCAATTTGCATAACCTCAAGTGAATAACATAAACAATCACTTTGAGGTGTTGGTGTTGGGGTAAGGGTGGGCGTTAATGTTGGAGTTGGGGTTACAGAAGAACATGGGGGACATTCACCAGATTCACATCCAGGTTGTAGAACCCATGTACTGTCATTTGCGGTTAAAGGTGCCGGTCCTGAAGACGCCACAACAATAAGACATTTACCACCAGATAAATAAACATTACCAACATTATAAAAGCCACCACTTTGTGTTTCATATAATTGACTACTTGGGTTACAACATTCTACTAAATATTTTGATTTCGCCCCACTATTTGTGGGTGTAATAGTGGGTGTTGGGGTGGGTGTTGGTGTTTCACAGGGTGTTGCTTCACTATTTGTAAAACAATCAGTACAATCGTCGTATATAGTTGCCGGTATTCCTATACCACTTACTG